AAAATGGTATGAGAAGTACAACAGCTTTGTTCGAGAAGATGGTAAATACATTTGTACGGTCTGGTTCCAAGATGATGGAACACTCGGTTTTGAAATGGATGGACTCACCATAGCTGTAATCAGCAATCGTGAGGACGACTTTGCACCAAACTCGTATTTGTATGAAAGTATTCAAGACGGAGGAACATACGACTTTCTATACAATTATGCTGATAAGGTTTTAAGTGTTGCAGATTCAGTTACAGGTGATGACAATGATTATGCTGGAACCTATATCTTAAAGCCATAAATCAAATCATAATTGCGTTTGACTATCTTAGCAACCACGCTTAACATTCCTCGGTTATATGCCGTGTTTGACAGCTGTCGGTATGCAGCGTTCGGCAATTATTAAATGTCAAATACATCCACGTGTTCTTGTTGTAAAATATAGACGAGGTGATGAAAATGCGTGACGAAGAATACCGCGATTGGTTACAAGGCAAAATATCAAGTCGACCTATTTCAGATAGTATAAGTCGATGCCGCAGGATCGAAGAAGGTTTAAAGTTGAATCTTGATGAAGAGTATCGAAAAGATGGCGGGCAAAGCCTTGTTGAGCTGCTTACATACTCAGCAGATGACGAAAGGCTTAACCGCCCGGCGCCTTCAGGGATTGATTTTGTCCCTGGTTCAAACATCAGAAATGGTATGGCGTCTTTAAGATCCGCAGTAAAAAAGTACTTTGAATTCTGCAAATCATACAAATAAGCAAAACCCTTACAACCCTTGAGCATCTATTTTAGAATAGGTGCTTTTTTCATGCCCATTTTAAGGAGAGTGATGTCTATGGGAATACTTCAAGGAATATTCAAGGCGCGTGACAAGCCACAAGATGCCCTCGGTGGCAGCCGATACAGCTTCTTTTTCGGCAGCACCAGCGCAGGCAAGCCAGTCAATGAGCAGACGGCCATGCAAATGACAGCAGTGTACAGCTGCGTGAGGATATTATCTGAAACACTGGCGGGGCTTCCACTCCATATCTATCAATATAACGATTCCGGAGGCAAGGAAAAACACCTTAAACACCCACTGTACAAACTACTTCATGACGAGCCGAATCCTGAGATGACTTCCTTTGCGTTTAGAGAAACGCTAATGAGTCATCTTTTGTTATGGGGGAACGCATACGCGCAGATCATACGAAATGCTCGCGGCGAGGTCATTGCACTTTATCCGCTGATGCCAAACAAAATGACAGTCGATCGTGATTCAAACGGTCGGCTTTTCTATTTGTACCAGCGCAGTAACGAGGACACTCCTTCTCTTGGCAAGGACAGTCAAGTCTACCTCTCTCCCTCGGACATTCTTCATATTCCGGGTCTGGGGTTTGATGGACTGGTTGGTTACTCTCCCATTGCGATGGCGAAGAATGCCGTGGGACTGGCAATTGCCACTGAGGAATACGGTGCGAAATTCTTCGCTAATGGCGCTGCTCCGGGTGGAGTGTTGGAACACCCCGGCACCATCAAGGACCCACTGAAGATTAAGGAGTCCTGGAATGCGGCCTATCAAGGGAGCGGAAACTCCCACCGAGTGGCCGTTCTCGAAGAAGGCATGAAGTATCAGCCCATTGGAATCTCACCGGAGCAGGCGCAGTTTCTGGAGACGAGAAAATTCCAGATCAATGAGATCGCCCGTATTTTCAGGGTGCCACCGCACATGCTGGCCGACCTTGAAAAATCGTCCTTCTCCAACATCGAGCAGCAGTCGCTAGAGTTCGTCAAATACACCCTTGACCCTTGGGTAGTACGCTGGGAACAGTCCATGTGCCGCGCCTTGCTCATGGAGAGCGAAAAGGCGAAGCTGTTCATCAAGTTTAATGTGGATGGCCTGCTACGCGGCGACTATGTGAGCCGAATGAGCGGTTACGCCACCGCACGTCAGAACGGCTGGATGAGTGCCAATGACATCCGGGAGCTTGAGAACCTGGACCGCATCCCAGCGGAACTTGGTGGCGACCTCTACCTCATAAACGGCGCGATGACCAAACTGCAGGACGCAGGTGCGTTCGCAAATATGAAAGAAACGGAGGAAACCGAATGAAGAAATTCTGGAACTGGGCACGGGATGATAATTCCGGTGTCCGAACACTCTACCTTGACGGCGTGATTGCTGAAGAGTCATGGTTCGATGATGATGTCACCCCTAAGGCATTTAAAGCAGAGCTTACTGCCGGTGAGGGTGACATTGTTATTGGGCTCAACTCTCCCGGCGGCGACTGCATAGCGGCAAGTCAGATCTACACCATGCTCATGGATTACAAAGGCAAGGTCACCGTGAAGATCGATGGTATCGCAGCATCTGCCGCTTCGGTAATTGCAATGGCTGGAACGACCGTGCTGATGGCACCGACTGCCCTCATGATGGTGCATAATCCGCTGACCGTAGCAATCGGCGACAGCGAGGAAATGCAAAAGGCCATCGCCATGCTTTCAGAAGTTAAGGAAAGTATCATCAACGCCTACGAGATCAAAACAGGCCAGTCACGGGCAAAGCTATCCCACCTGATGGACGCGGAAACCTGGCTCAACGCGAAGAAGGCCATCGAGCTTGGTTTTGCAGACGGCATTCTTGACGACGAAAAGAAACGACTACAGACAGAGGACTTTACCTATGCCTTTAGCCGCAGGGCCGTTACCAACTCTCTGCTGGATAAGGTAAAGCCCAAGCTGCCCAAACAACAAACAGGTACACCAATTGAGTCGCTGGAGAAGCGGCTGTCTTTAATTCAACACAAATTTTGAGGAGGAAAATACTATGAACAAAATTCTTGAACTGCGTGAGAAACGCGCAAAGGCATGGGAAACAGCTAAGGCTTTTCTCGACACTAAACGTGGTGCGGATGGCATCGTTTCAGCTGAGGATACCGCCGTTTACGACAAGATGGAGGCGGATGTTGTTACACTCGGTCATGAAATCGACCGTCTGGAAAAGCAGGAAGCCCTCGACCGCGAGCTTTCTAAGCCACTAAATATGCCTCTTACCGGTAGACCTACTCTTCCGGGCATGGAGACAAGAAGCGGTAGAGCATCTGACGAGTACAGAAAAGCGTTCTGGAACGCGATGCGTACCCGTGCTGGCGAAGGACTTGATCCCGTCATAAAGAATGCACTTCAGATCGGAACTGACACTGAAGGCGGCTATCTTGTGCCGGACGAATTTGAGCGCACCCTTGTGGATACCCTCGAGGACGAGAACATCTTCAGAAGGCTGGCCAACGTCATTACCACTTCTTCGGGCGATCGCAAGATCCCAGTCGTAGCATCTAAGGGTACCGCCTCCTGGATCGACGAGGAAGGTGCAATCCCTGAAAGTGATGATAGCTTTGGTCAGGTATCCATCGGGGCCTATAAGCTTGGGACCATGATCAAGGTTTCTGAGGAGCTGCTTAACGACAGCGTATTTAATCTCGAAACCTACATTGCTAAAGAGTTCGCCAGACGAATCGGGAACAAAGAAGAAGATACATTCTTCACTGGCGATGGCTCCGGGAAACCTACGGGCATTCTTGCAGCTACCGGTGGTGCACAGCTTGGCGTGACCACTGCGAGCGCTACTGCAATAACTATCGATGAGATTCTTGACCTGTTCTACTCCCTTAAGGCACCGTACAGAAACAAAGCAGTATTCGTCATGAACGATGCCACGGTTAAGGCGATCCGCAAGCTAAAGGACGGTCAGGGTCAATACCTCTGGCAGCCTTCACTGCAGGCCGGTACACCGGACACCATTCTGAACAGACCGCTGTACACTTCAGCCTATGTTCCTGCAATTGCTGCTTCTGCAAAGACGATCGCGTTCGGTGATTTCGGTTACTACTGGGTTGCCGATCGTCAGGGGCGTGTTTTCAAGAGACTCAACGAGCTCTATGCAGCTACTGGTCAGGTCGGCTTTGTTGCAACTCAGCGTGTCGATGGAAAACTGATTCTGCCGGAGGCTATCAAGGTGCTCCAGCAGAAAGCATAACGGAGGTGCACGATGAGCTATAACGCAAAGAACTACACCGAGCAAGGCGGTGAAAAAACCGTCATAGGCGGCACACTTGAAATTAAGGAGGGAGCCTTGATAACGGGGCTTCCTTCTCAGTTTACTCCGGCTGAAAATCAGTTAGACTCAACCGCTACAACCATTGCTGGACTTGTTGTTGATTTCAACGCGCTGCTGGCAAAGTTAAAAGCTGCTGGCCTGATGGCGGCTGATAGTTAAGAACGATGAAAGGATGGTGGCGGTATGACACTGCTTGAAAAAGTTAAGGCAAACCTCATTCTTGAGCACTCGGCTGATGATGAGCTTTTGCAGATGTACATCACCGCTGCCGTCAGGTACGCCGAGAGTTATCAGCATCTGCCCGAAAACAACTATACCGAAAACGCAATGCCATCCACTACAGAGCAAGCCGTTATCATGCTGTCGTCCCATTTCTATGAATCAAGGGACGGCAGCACGGGCGGCTTTTTTGCGGACAATGTCCAGGCTGGACAGCAAGTGTGGAATACAGTCAACCTTTTACTCCGCCTGGACCGGGATTGGAAGGTGTGACTGTTAAATCTTGCGGTAACGTTGTTGATTTTGAGGGGTTTTACCTAAAGGCAATACTTGGGCTGAACCAGCTCCCTGGGCAAAAGCAAAAAATGAACTGCCAAGACGAGTGCGGTTTCCTTTGTCGATTCGGTTCCATTCATAACCAAGGAAAAGATCTTTGACCATAAATTCTTCACCAACTAGCAGATTTTGAATTTCATTCTGTGCGTAAGCGATTAAGTCTGTCAAAGAAGTACTGTGTGAAACTGGGGTGTTTAAAATAGGCATATTGTTATCCTCCTTTTTCATAGTAGCTAGTAGCTACTGGTTTATATGCATAATACACCTACTAGCTACTAGCTGTCAAGCTCTTTTCAAAAATATATTCTGGAGGTAAGTATTATGAGCTATGGAAAGATGAACACCTTCATTGACATCATTGAAAAAGTGATCGCCAAAGATCAAGAGGGTTTTCGGACGGAAGTCGACAACATAATCGCCTCCGTCAAAGCGTATCGGGAGGGTCGGCACGGCAATGAGAAATGGGCAAACAGAGCCAGCTTCTCTGAAGCCACCGACCTTTTCCGTTTTCGCCGCACCCCGAATGTAACTGTCACAACTTCGATGGTTCTAGTGACCAAAGATGGTCGTTTTGAAATCACCTCGGTGGAAGATGTCAAAGGACGCGGCATGTATATTGAGGTTCTTGCCAAGGAGGTGAAACCCAGTGGCTAAAGCAACATTTAAAATGCCGGAGGACTTCCTAATGAAGCTCTCAAGGCTTGGCGAGAAAGCAGATGAAATCATTCCCCGCGTACTGAAAGCAGGCGGCGAGGTTGTAGAGGCTAAAGTAAAAAGCAACCTACAGAGTATTATTGGAAACGGTACGAAGGAAGATAGCAGATCCACCGGCGAGCTAGTTTCAGCCCTTGGAGTCTCCTCTGCCAGACAAGACCGTGACGGTAATTTCAACGTCAAGGTCGGCTTTTCAGAGCCTCGCAGGGATGGCAAAAGCAATGCTATGGTTGCAGGTGTTTTGGAATATGGCAAACACGGACAGCCGCCTAAACCTTTTTTGAAGCCTGCGAAAACAGCAAGTAAAAAAGCATGCGTGGATGCGATGATTGCGACGTTTGAGGAGGAGGTTGAGCAAATATGAGCCTTCTTTCTGAATTGAACACCATCATCTCACCCCTCGTTCCACTGGAAACAGGCGTGTTTTCAGATCCTGCACCAGATAAATATGCTGTGATCACGCCGATGGTTGATACGTTCGAGCTATACACCGACGATAAACCCCGGCATGAAATCCAGGAGGCGCGGATATCCCTGTTTGACAAGGGAAGCTATACGGCTCTCAAAAACCAAATTGTCCGTCTCCTTCTGGAAGCGGATTTCATAATAACCGATCGCCGGTACATCGGACATGAGGATGACACTGGCTATCACCATTACGCCATTGATGTGGCGAGAAACTATGAATTGGAGGATTAACAAATGGCAACTATCGGATTAGATAAACTGTATTACGCCAAAATCACAGAGGATTTGAGCGGCAATGAAACCTACGGCACGCCCATCCAACTCGCAAAAGCGATGAAGGCAGACTTGTCCGTAGAGCTTGCTGAAGCAACTCTGTACGCCGATGATGGACCTTCTGAAATCGTGAAGGAATTCAAGAGCGGGACCCTTTCCCTTGGCATTGATGATATCGGCGTGACAGCGGCTGAGGACCTGACCGGAGCAACGCTTGACGATAACAACGTCGTCGTGTCTGGCAGTGAGGATGGTGGTTCACCTGTGGCTGTCGGCTTCAGAGCTAAGAAGTCAAACGGTAAATATCGATACTTCTGGCTTTACCGTGTGGTATTCGGCATCCCGGCTACCAACCTCGCTACCAAGGGCGACAGCATCACCTTTTCCACTCCGACTATCGAAGGAACTGTGGTGCGAAGAAATAAGCTTGATGGCAACGGCAAGCATCCGTGGAAATCAGAAGTCAATGAGGACGATGCGAGCGTTCCGGCTTCTGTGATTACCGGCTGGTACACGCAGGTTTACGAGCCTGTTTTCACCGTCACGCCTTAACGGAGGGATAGCAAATGGATAATGAAAGAAGTTCAGGAATATCAATCGGTGGCCAAGAGTATGAAATGCTCCTAACCACTAAGGCAACGAAGGAGATCGCCAAGAGATATGGCGGTCTTTCTAATTTGGGCGAAAAACTCATGAAAACGGAGAATTTTGAGATGGCGCTGGATGAGGTTGTTTGGCTTATCACTTTGCTGGCCAATCAATCGGTGCTGGTTCACAACTTGCAGAATCCTTCAAAAAAGCGGGATCTACTAACTGAGGATACCGTTGAACTTCTCACCTCTCCCTTCGAGCTCGCTGAGTATAAAAACGCCATCATGGACGCCATGTACAAAGGAACGAAGCGCCATGTTGAAAGCGAGGATGAACCCTCAAAAAACGCACAGGTCGGGTAAGCGATGATGAGTTGTTTGCCCGACTGATTTTTTATGGCGTATCCCTCCTTCATCGGTCTGAGCAGGAAGTTTGGCTGATGCCTATCGGACATTTACTCGACCAGTGGGAGGTATACAAACAGTTCAACGGACTTGCGAAGGCAGCCCGTGAGTATTACATCGATGAAATCATACCAAATGGAATTTAAGGAGGTGATGGGAACATGGCGGATAACTTTGGCCTAAAAATAGGTGTCGAGGGTGAAAAAGAGTTCAAAAGAGCCCTTGCTGATATCAATCAGTCTTTCAAGGTACTCGGCTCCGAGATGAAACTGGTCGAGTCTGAGTTCGGCAAAAACGAAAATAGCGTCCAGTCCCTCACCTCCAAGAATGAGGTGCTCACCAAGCAGATCGATGCCCAAAAAGATAAAATCGAAACCCTGCGTAAAGCACTTGAGAATGCCTCCTCATCGTTTGGCGAAAATGACCGCCGAACTCAAGCCTGGGCGGTTCAGCTGAATAACGCCCAAGCAGAACTCAACGGTATGGAGCGTGAGCTAAAGGGCAACGAAAAAGCTCTGGATAGCGTTGCCGATGAGTTTAACGCAGCTGAAAAACAAGTAGACCAATTTGGTGATGAGCTTGATAAAACAGGCAAAGATGCGGAGTCGGCCGGAGGAAAATTCGAAAAGCTGGGCTCCGTCGTCAAGGGTGTCGGTGCGGCTATGGGTGTGGCCTTCGCCGCTATCGGCACTGCTGCCATTGGGGCGGGCAAAGCACTCGTCGACATGACGGTAGAGGCAGCCGCTTATGCAGACGAGATGCTGACACAATCCACCGTCACCGGTATGTCCGTAGAAAGTCTTCAAGCCTACAGCTACGCCGCTGACCTCGTTGATGTTTCCATGGAGACCTTAACCGGGTCTATGGCCAAGCAGGTAAAATCTATGTCGAATGCCAGAGATGGCTCGGCAAAGTTCGCGGATGCTTATGCGAAGCTGGGCATCTCCGTGGCAGACTCAAACGGCCAGCTCAGGGACAGCGAGACAGTATATTGGGAAACCATCGATGCCCTCGGTAAAATTTCTAACGAAACCGAACGCGACGCTCTTGCTATGCAGATTTTCGGTAAGAGCGCGCAGGAACTAAATCCCCTGATTGCTCAAGGTAGCGCTGGCATCGCCGCACTAACCGAGGAAGCAAAGCGGATGGGTGCTGTCTTAAGCGAAGAAAGCATCGAAAAGCTCGGTGCATTTGATGATTCTGTTCAGAGGCTGAAGCAAGGTTCGGAAGCCGCACAACGTGTGATGGGGACCGTACTTCTACCACAGCTTCAAACCCTCGCCGATGATGGAGTTTCATTACTCGGAGACTTCACCTCCGGACTGGTTGAAGCTGGCGATGACTTCGATAAAATCAGCGAGGTTATTGGAAATACTGTGGGCGGTCTGGTGGACATGATTATGGAGAACCTCCCAAGAATCATTCAGGTTGGGATGGACATTGTCATGGCCATCGTAAGCTCAATAGTTGAAAACCTGCCAACGATCGTTGATTGTGCTTCCTCTATCGTCATGACGCTGCTTCAAGGTTTAATTGAGGCTCTGCCCGCTATCACAGAAGGCGCTCTGCAGCTTGTCCTTACGCTGGTGCAAGGCATCATCGACAATCTGCCTGCCATCATTGAAGCTGCGATTCAGATGATCGTCACTCTGGCTTTGGGTATTGCGGAGGCTCTGCCGGAACTGATCCCTTCCATCGTTGAGGCAATTCTCCTGATTGTTCAGGTGCTGCTTGATAACATGGACAAAATCCTCGAGGCAGCCTTTGCAATTATCAAGGCCTTGGCTGAGGGATTACTGAACGCGCTACCAGAGCTGATTGCTGCACTGCCTCAAATTATTACGAGCATCATCAATTTCATCACCAATAACCTGCCTGCCATCATTTCCATGGGTATACAGCTCACCGTTCAACTTGCGGCAGGTCTCATCAAGGCTATACCTCAGCTTGTTGCATCCTTGCCGCAAATCATCTCAGCTCTAGTTCTTGGGCTGGGCAAAGCTGTAGGTGCTGTATTTGAGATTGGCAAGAACATCGTTACCGGCCTATGGGACGGAATCAAATCCATGGGTACTTGGATCAGTGATAAAGTCAGCGGCTTCTTTTCCGGCATCGTTGAAGGTGCAAAAGACCTGCTCGGCATTCATTCACCTTCCACTGTATTTGCAGGGATTGGTGAGAATATGGGTGCAGGCATCGGTGTTGGCTTTGATCAGATCATGAACAAGGTCTCAAGGGATATGAAAACATCTATCCCCACCGACTTTAACGTAGACACAAACTTCAACATGGAAAGTAGCGGGTCCAGCCTAGCCAGTACTACAAAATCAATTGTCGAGCATACCGGTGTCATCGAAGTCCGTGGAATTAACAGCAAAAAAGAACTCACTGGCGTTGTTGAAATCATCATGGATCAGTTCAGGAGGGAGGCGAGAATCTGATGATACGACTGGAAACATCCACAGGCGAAATCTTGTCGAGGATTCTTAAGGAAATCTCCCCGATGGAGTATTCCTCGAACAGGCAGGTGAACCGACTTCTGGACGGGAGCTATCACGTTCAAATTGTCGGCAGCGCCCTTAAAAGCATGGAAGGCACCATCGTGTCCACCTTCAATCAGGCTGAAAAGTTAAACAGTCTGATTGACCTAGGTACCCCGCTGGTGCTGATCTTTCTTGACAAGAAGTACCTTGTGTATGCTGACGATAAAATTGCCTGGAAACGCATTAACTTTGCCCACGGAAACAAGAATAAAAGCCTTTTTGAAGGCAAGCTCAGGATGATCCTTAAAGAGGAGGTGGCGCTGTGAGAAGCGTGAACTCCTTGATGGAAGAAAAGCTAAAGAGCGATCAACAGACACCGGCCAATAAAGCTGCGCCGCAAATGAGCATCCAGGTAAGCCGGGCTAGGTCGACCATCATGGACTCGGATTACTGGACTGTTGAAACCATCCGTCAAAAGACCGGACTCGGAGATGTCAGCGTTGCTCCCAGACGATACAAGCCTTATGGCCGTCCAAATAGAATCTATGAAATTCATGTTGATAACGGTGTGGTGGGAACATCAATCCGGGAGTACCCAGACACCTTCAAGGAGGGCTGGAAGGATCAGTTCACCTTGGGCAGTGGCTCATCTGTAGCGCTTGCCTTTGACGGTAACTGGCAGCGGTATCGTGGTGTATGGCGCTTGGTGACGGATGAAAAGCCGTGGATATTTTGGGTGGACTCCTCAGGCATTTTGTGGCGTCAGCTATGGGACGACGCAGCCACCCTCTCTCAGCTCGATACTGGCGTCAGCTATGTCCGGGCCATCCGAGCATGGCGAAATCAATATTCTGCTGAGCTTGATCAGGGAATTGTCGTCGGTTACATCAAGACCGATGGAACTGTCTGGTACCGCAACTACTGCAGGCAAGCTGACGGCACAGTCATCTGGGAAATCGCCAGAGTGCTTCCCTCTGTTTCAGGCGCAGTACACCTGAACCTGTTTTTGACCAATGACTACCGGCTCGGATTTAGCATTGAAAAGACAAACGGGGACATCCAGTGGATTATCACCCAGCGAAACTGGTCTGGAATGGCCATCATCCCAGAGAACGTTCATGCGGCGTTATCTCTGAACGAAGTAAAGCTGATCCCGATCATTTACACCGATCTGAAGCAGACGGAGCGTGTTGATTCGAGTATCACCTTCGGCAAGGTAAACTTCTGTCCGTTTGATGTGATCATCGGTTTTGTTCCTACAATCGTCCGCGCAAAACGCATGAATGACAATTTAATTGAAATTGAATACGACACGGACCTTTATGAAGTCCCAAACTGTCCTGAATGTTTTACCATCGCAAACAACACGATTGTGTCTGTGGCTAAGTCAGGGAGCAGAATACTTCAATTGACGACAGCAAATACACTGGTCAGTGTTGGCAGCTGGACGGTTACCTATAACGGCCTTGGCGGCATTAACTCCTACCACTCTGAATGCTGTAAGCCTGAGTTTGGTAGCTTTTCCGTACTTGCAACCGGTGAACCACCTTCTGTCTCAGAAACCATCGAGCCGACCTTAAGCCTGACAAGCATCAGCTTCATCCAGTGTACTTTTTCAAGTGTGTACGGTGATGAAAAGGTATCCGCAGTACTGTCCATCGTCGCTGTTGATCTGATCAAAGTCGGGACAAATCCACTTTAGTCCAGGAGGGATACTATGAATTTTAACGCAAGCGTCAAGCTTCACAATAAATTTGAAGTGTATGTCAAAGACATACGCTCGGGCAAAGAGCGCCTGATCGGCACTGCCTATAACATGGTGCTGAGCGCCATGTGGACCCAGATCATCTCGGATAGAAGAAGTCCATTTGACTATATCTGCTACGGACGTGGTACCGGAGAGCTTTCACCTGATAGGACCTCTCTTTTTTCCCAGATCGCTCAGGTCAGCTCCACCCGTGTGGAGGAAGTCTATTCAAGTGACTCGGGTTACATTAAGGAGAAGATCGAGCTTTCACCGAGCACAGCCGTCGGAGAGACCATAACAGAAGTTGGCATCAGAGGCTACAACCGGCTGGTGACCCACGCTCTACTTAAGGACGCTGAAGGCAATCCAATCAGTTTTGTCAAGACTGACACGGATGTTGTGACTATCTATGCTACCCTTTACTGTAGATTATCAGTGACATCTCCACTAGGATTCAGCCAAGCCCAAGTGTCAAGCGGTGCTGCATATCGTGTTTTAAATTCTGGTTATATTGAGTCATCGGTTATTGTAGGTAGAAATCCCATGCCTCTGGATGCGGATTCTATCAATGCAGCAGGGATATGTGATTCCTATGCTGCTTCAAAATCCTCAAGTAGAATTGCCTATGATGTTGCGACAGCCACGGAATCATATAAGGTCCGCTTTGAAATCGCTGATGCCAATCTATTTATTAAGGAAATCCAAGTAGCTGATACAGCATCCATTATCTTGCCTGAGAGCTCCATTATTGGCAAGGTCCTGTATGAGAATGTACCTCTCGGGACTGGGGACAATGTAAAAACAAAGTTCTTGATTCCCAGTCCTTACATTGAGACCCCGCTGGTTGATGTGAAAGTAAATTCGGTTGTTGCGTCCCATACGCTTGAGAGAAAACCAAGGGTGGCGTTAGCTTGTGGTTCTAACCACGGCAATGGCGGATCTGGCTTCAGTTCCTATCCCAGCGTCGTTTATCCGACGGCTTGGGGGAATAAGTGGATCGGAAATGGTGAGTACAAGGTGCAATACGGCAGAGTTCACCGGGGTTATCTAAGACAGTACGGCTCCTTCAGTCCTTCGGTCGGATCAATTCCTGATAAGCCAAGTTATAGTTCTCGCTCCTCTGGTCAGCCGATCTTCCTTAACACTGAATCCATTTGTGTCCTGCCAGTAAATGTCTGGATTGATTATTCGACCGATCAGGCGAAGTCTATATTGTCGCGGTTTGCTGACATAGCACCCTCTACGGGGGTGATGACATTAGATGACCAATATCTTATTTACGTTGATAACAGTGCAGGCTATATCAGATTGGCGAAGAGAGATGGCGAAGGTATTTATA